AGGAGGAATCGCACCGCCAGCGTAATTCATAGCAGCCCCTGTGCCAGCCGTCTGCGCCGCACCAAGCCCCATGACATTAGCACCCGCGCCAGCCTGCATCTGACCGCCTTGGTTAGCCATTCCCATTGCGTTCAACTGTGTCTCGTTAAGACCAGCAACGCCTTGCACGGGCATCCCTTGCGCGTTTAAGCCCTGCGCTTGGCTCATTAAATCTTGGCGAAACGGTTGCTGATTGGGGTCAACATAAGTGTTTGCGCTACTGTTAGAAGAACTACTTGCCTTTGACCCGCCAAAACTAAATAAACCCATCTTTATATCCTATGCTATTTTAGTCCAACCACTGTCGTAGTAATAAAGACCACGACCACCGCTGGGATTCCAATTTGTACCGTCAGCAAAAACAACCTGCCCAATTTGAGGCTTTAAAGGTTCTGCGTTTATTACCGGAATTGTTGTTGTATGAGACTCAGTTGATATTGCCAAGCCGACCCGTATTAATTCGTTACTTATCCATGAACGAAGGTCATTAACCGTATTTGCCGATGTCGGACTTAGCTGATAACTCATCGACCAGCTACCTCCGACACATCAATATCTAGCCCGGTGAGTCGCCAGAAATCTTCAATGTGGTTACTTTCAATTCTGAGCGCGAAGTAGCGTCCAGACGTTCTAACGTCAATTTTGTGATCTGACTCAATGTTATAAATCACAGGTGCTTTCCACTGGATGCCGCCCTGCGGTGAATCGCTGACACCGATAGAAATCGATACCGCACCCTGACCTTCAATCTGCGGAAGTATTCCAACCATCTGCTTGATAGCGTTATTAGCTTTTCCAAGTACAGTGTCTAAATCTATTTTAGTAGCTTCCAAATAAGCGTTTAACGGCTGACCAGCCGCACCGTGAGTGCTGTTCATCTGAAACAGCTTGCTGCTTTCCGAACCTGCGGCGTAAACACCGATGCCCTTATTGGTTGTGTTTAGGCTAGACGTTGACCAATATTCGTTGCTGTTTGCCCATGTGAGGTTGTTGGCGTCCCACCCGCCAGTCGTGTCAAGTACATCGCTGGATGTCAGAGAGCGAATATTGGGCAGATCGATAAACGTGAAGGCGTTCTGCGCCCAATTGTAAATTAAAGCCCTATTGGCGCTTAAAACATTGTCAGCGTCTTCGTCGGCATAGCATATCCACACTTCTGATTTATCTTCTACGGTGTGGCAGAAGACAGATCGGGTATCTTGAACAGCGTTGAAGAATGTTCTTCGCACTCTTTTATCAACAATTGATTCTTTGCTGTTTCCATCGTGAACATAGATGTCGTTGTTGCCCACAACCAAATGCTTGTTGAAAAAAGCAGCAACCGCCCCTCTGTTAATAATGCCGTCATCAGCAAAAACTTCGCGGAAGCTAAATACAAAAGGTGCGCCGATAAAGTCCATCGCAAATACGCCCGACTCTGCATAAATTATCTGTGAGTTGTTGAGCGGCAACTGATCTATTAATTCGCCATTATTGCCAGACAGAACATTCTCGCCTGCTAGGTTCGTAGTTGATGTAATGCTGTAATCGCCGGGAACAGATGTTGGGTTATATTCGTCCGACCAACGCACGGTGTATGGATGCTTTGTCGATGATGTTTCGTAACCAGCCATAATTAGAAAACTGCGATAAGGCTTTATGCAGTTGCTTGTCACAGTTGAGGGCCAGTTTGGTAAGTCAGCAAATCGTGTTCCAGTTGGCAACATATACTGTGGCGTCTGGCTACCATTATTAAGCATCATAGCAAGACCTAACTGCTCCGACTGCCACCGTGGTGAGTTAGAATAATTAGTAGCGTCACTTGTCTTTGTCACGTTGGTAACTGCCGTACCGTTATACCTATACAGCTTATTCAGAGAACCGATTATGACTGTGTTGTTACCAGCGTATCGCCATCCCTGCACATGCGTTGGTGAAAAGGGTAGCGCGTTTGAAATTCTATGCCCCAAGGCTTTGCCAATACGGCCTTCATGGAACTGCACGTTGTTGCCGTCAGGAAACTGCGTCAATTCTAAGTCATAGGGGTCTTGGTCGGTTACTATACCGCCACTGCCAATTTTCCGAAGCGGGACAAATGCCATTATTTAGTAACCAATCGCAATGAAGCTAAAAGTCTTAGCAGTACCGACACCATTTGTGACGGAAAATCCTGTGGTAGATGGTGCAGATGTTCCCAAAGACCAGTTGTCCTGAGTATTTGTTCCGGTGTCCTGCATGCTTGTCACGACTTGAAAACAGGCATTTCCAAAGCCAGTTGGAAAGCTAATAGCGTGATTTACAGCGTTACCGGGTACAGACGCGCTGCCCCACATAATTCCTAAACCATTGCTCAAACTAACATATCCGTTAGCCGTCAAGCTTGATGTTGCGACCTTTAAATAGCTTGCGCCAGAGAGTCCGTCAAGCAGGTCTGCGTCAAGACCGGAGCCTGCACCGTCAACTGTTTTTATTTTATTGAGAACATCAGCCGCTGTGTAAGCACTCGTCGAAACTCTCGCATTAAGCGCAGCGTCAAGTCCGACAATTGTAGATAGCGTGTGTGAGTGGCTATCATTTTTAATTTGTGCGTTAATTTCGATATTCGTAGATCCATCGAAAAACGCTGATCCAGTTAAGTCTGACGCAGGGGCAAAGCCGATAGAACGTGAAGTTTCTAGCTTTGTGGCAGTTGCGGAATTACTAAATGTTTCAAGCTTTGTATTAAGCGCAGCTTGTAGCCCCGTAATATTAGCGATGGTGTGGGTGTGTGAGTTATTCGCCACCGTAGCATCTAGCGTTACGTTTGTGCTGCCGTCAATGCTCACCGAGCCTGATAGGTCGCCAGATAAAAGAATACTTCTTGCGGTAGTCCACTTCCCTGCCGAAGTTACTGCGGCTCCCGAAACAGTAGCTTCAATACGGTCCAGTTCAACTGCCAAATCTGTAATGTCAGCCATCTGATGCGAGTGCAACGACCCATCAATAGTGCATGTAATTGTTGGGTTCGATGATCCATCGAAAGACGCAGTTCCTGTTACATCGCCAGCTAAAGCAATCGTTCTGGCAGTCTGTAACTTAACAGCCTGCGCCGCCAAAGTGGCGTTCGATGCGGTGGAGGCATTGCCTGTCAGGCTACCAGTAACAGCACCTGAAACTGTAATGTTTCCAACAATAAGATTGGTCGCAGTAAGCTGTGACGCAACAAAGTTTCCACTTGCATCTCTTTTGACCACCGCATTTGCGGTATTCAAATGAGTTGCGGTATTAGCTAGTGCAATACCAGAGTTTATCTGCGTATGCGTTGGAGTAACTGCACCCGCGATGGCTGGAAATGTAAGTTTGATAGCATTTTTTGTAAGTCTAATGTGATTATCGCCATCGCCAACATTGTCACTAGACGTTGGGTTAGTCGCTACTAGTCCATCGATATAGGTTGTCGTTTCTAGTGCCATGTTACTTATTCCTTAGATTCATCAGCTTATCGGCTCCGCGAATACCGAAAGACGATGAGACTGCTATAAATAGCAAATATTGATACCACTCTGGTAATCCACCGAGTGCGTTAAGACCTTCTTTGACTCGCAGGACAATTGCAGGATCATCCACCGCGATTGAGTACCCGATAAAGAAAATTGGAGCCGATAGCACTATTACGAAAAACTCATCTTTATAGCTATCGGCTGACGCAGCAGCCATTTTGGTTTCCCAATCGGCATTATTTTGTATCGTTGACATTGTTGCGTCATGCTTGGCAGCTTTTACTGCGGCCTTATTCGCAAGGTAAGTCTTGCCAACGTCCGTTACTGAGCCTAGAACCATACTTAAAATATTCATTAATACGTCCAAATTACCGGAGTGTCGACGCGGCTATCTACATGCACAAAGGTCTTAGCGACTCCGACAGAAAATCCCATCGCTGTAGCATGTTTGACAATATCGTGCTTCTGCTTACCGCTTGATACTGCTATATCTGCAGCAACGCCTTTGGTGTGATACCCACCACCAGAAAGCTTATTTATTTCAGCCGAATGTGACGTATCTCTAAATCCAGATGTCACGATAAACGGCCATCCGCATGCTTCTCGGAGGTGATCGAGTTTTTTGATAAACTCGTCTTCCATGAAGTTAGCACCTGTCTCTTGGCAGTCGAAGTCTGATACGTCAAAGTATTTGTACTCGCTCATAAATATTGTCCTAATACCGCGTCAAGGCTTTCTATTTCACCGCGCTCAGTCATCTGATCTTCGCGTATCCTGCACAATTTTTTAACGTCTGAAACTTTCCTAAAAAATACTAATCTGCGTGGAAGCGATACAAGCGCAAAGAAATCAACATCAGTTTCTAAATAGGCTCCAGCCTTATTGCTAGTGTGGAATCTCCAATAACGGCATCCGTTAATGACGTTGACGGTATCGCACGTCTTTACCTGACATTTTAGAAAACTGCCGCCGTAGCTTTCAGCTACAAGGTCATATGGGCTTGGAATATTTGGAAAGGCTATCGCCTTGAAATGGCGTTGTAGCACTGCCGCCGCCAGGTACTCGCCAGCTTGGCCGACTTGCAGACAATCCTGATTATATGGGATACACGATCCTTTTGGTTGTATATTCTACCATTAGTTGAATGCATAGCCAAAAATCCGCTACTTTTCAGCTTTATTTACATCTTTTCTAAAAACTCTCTTCACTGTGTCGGTTTCAATAATCCGAATGCCGAGCCAGACGATTGTGAAAAGTGATGCGGTTGGTGGTAACCAAGCGGCGAGACTTAGGACGCCTGTGGATGCGGCGGCAATGTCTATTATTTCTTTTGGATCAGCCATTTAAGTAACCTGCGGTAAAATTAAAAAGTAGTAAGCCAACGCTGCGCTCAGAATTACGCATACAGCACCCAATGCATTTTTAAAGAGTGTGTCAATCTTGGTAATTCTTCGCACCTTCGCTAAGCGTATTTGTTCGAGTTTGAATTTGTGGTTCGCCAGGGATTTCGATTGCAAAAACAGCATGTCCCTCCACACTTGATGTGGAACACTGCGCTTCAAAGCTCGCTCTTTCTTTTTGATGTCATCGCGAATCCAAGCGAGCGAAAGAGCCTCTTCCTGTGTCAAAACTTTGCCATCCTTGGCATCTGAACTTTTCGATTCAATCGTTTCAACCGCAGCTTTGCTTGCTGTCAATGTGTCAAAAACCGCAGCGAGGCCAGTCAGGTTTTCACCAGATTCTTTGACAGTTTTTATACCGTCATTGAGAGTCTTGAGTACACCGACCACCACTGTGATTTCAGCGAGCATTTAAATCACCTCAAAAGTTAGCAGGATGAAAAGCGTCTAACGCCTCTTGTGTCGTAATCGCGTCCAGAGCATCTTCGTGCGCGTTACTCGCTGCGCGAACGGCGGCTCGCTCTGCGTAAACATCGGCAATCGTAGTTGTACCATCTGTTGCATCAACCTCAGTCGCTCGCTCAATCTTCCACGCAAGTGCTTCGATTTGACGAGCAGCCTCGGCCTTAATGAGAGGAGCTAAATTGGTCTTGTGGTCATCTATGGCCCAGCTACGAACAAGTACGTCACGACTTTCCATAAAGTCATCGCCTACATCGTCCGGGAACGCATCTACCCAAGCGTTGTTTACTCGTTTGTAACGTAAAGAATCTGCCCCTGTTACGCCTTCAGGCATCTCAATTCCGGCTGGGTCTTCCCGCACAACATACCCACGACTATCAATTAATACCTTCATTATAGTTCTCCTTTTTCTGCAAGCACGATGGCTACGTTATCAACTTGACTTATTGGAATTACGTTCGGATAGGAGGTGGATTTGCTGCCGACATCCATCCAGCCATAACCCCAATCAAGGCCGTTAAGGTTGCTAAAGCTTGTGCCGGAGTGGTCATCCGCAGGATTTGAGTGAAAGCCGTCCCAGCTTATAATAGACGCGCTAAGACCGTTGCCGTCTGAATTAATACCTCTCGACATAAGAAACTTAGAGGCACCGAGAGGAACAATACTGAGATTCCCGGCGGAAGTTTGCCACGTCCACCTTTGCATATTACCAGTTGCCACATCCACAATCACTGCATAAGCGCCAGTCCCTGAGTAAACAGCTTTGGAGATTAAAATTGCTGTTTTTCCGTCCAAAGATTGAATCCAGTTCGGGGCAGGAGTCGCAGTACCACCGTCTCCGCTATTAGTAGTATATGTCCCACTCCAAACTGTGGGAGCGTCCCACTGGTTGTTACTCTCATCCCAGCGCCAGCGAGCAACGCCTATGCCGTTGGAGCGATGATGCATAATAACAACGTCATTGTTATCGCAGAGAATGGCCTTAGCGTGATTTGCGCCCATGTATTCCCTAGAATCACCCTGTGCAGCTATCCAGCCCTCAGTAGGGCCGACAACACGATTAGCAGCGACTGAAGTTACTGATGTGATTGCTGCGCCCCATGCATGCCAGTCTGATAAGTACTTTGCGGGGTCTGGGAAGTTTTTAATCAACACGGGCCGCCAGTCTCTAGCCCCGACATTCTCTCTCTCAATAATTACAGCGTTACCAGAGTTTTGGTTAAAACTAAGACCTCCTGAAGCAAGGTGATAATTCGGAGTCAGCATGCCATCAGCTTGGGCGCGCACCAGGTCGAGACCTGTACTACTTTGGTAGCCGCCGAAATTACCCGCAGCTTGGTTGAGAACATGTCTAACGCTGCGAGGTGTAACTTTAATGTAGCAAGCGGCTCCGGCAGCGGCATAGCTAGTAGACAGTGCATAACTTTGATTCAGCCCTAGATTAGTTCCTACGCAGGCAGTTGACTGTTGTATGGTGGCAATTGCATGTACAGGAGCTCTTTCACTATTGCCATTGGTAGCGCCGTTAGCCCCAACATCTAAGTGGTGGTTGCCTAGATACCCATTCATAGACGCTCCGATACCACCATAGCCTGCTTCATGGGAGGTTATCTGAGTCGAGTGATTCCATGCGCCAGCTTGGTCGCTGAACTCTGACATATAATTGGCGCTGCTATTAACTGATTTAGTCCTGCTTATGCACTGTAAATCGTGGCTGAAGAGTAAAGATTCCGTATAAGAACCATCGCCCGTCCGGACCACAAAAGCGGCTTGACTATGTGGTGAGTCACCTGCAACTCGCTTTGCTGATTTACCAAAAAAATCTGTTAGATTCGACATTATTTATATCTCCTAAAATTTAAAATACTCTCCACCCTTGGGCGGCTGAGTGATACATGAGGGTGATTGTGGTGTTGGCTTTGTCGATGGTCATTGACTGGGCCAATCCCATAATCTTTTCTGAGCCATTGGGGGCTACAACTGTGTTCTCAAAACCAAGCACCGCAACATATACAACCGATTGACCTGCTATTCCTGCGGGTAGTGTCAGAGTTTTACCGGCAACGGTCACCGTCACGAACTCGTTCGCAGTCAGAGTTTTGTTGACTGCTGTGGTGGAGCCTTGCGGATGGGAGCTATATGTACTCGCTGCGGCTTGGACAGCAGCAACCTGATTAGTACCTGCGGTATTGACATTACCAACCTGAGTTGTACCAGCAGTGTTGACTGCGGTTACCTTCGTGTCTCCGGCATTAATGATGTCGCTCACTGTGGCTGTGACGTTGAGTGCCTCGAGTGTTTTGCCAAGGTACACTAAGTCTTTAGGGTCTGATGTACTGGCTGCCAAAGACTGCGCCTTGGAATCAATAGCCGTTATTAATGTTGTGAAGTTACTGTTTTGTACTGCCATGCGGCTATACTCCTAGTTGTAATAAGTTTTCATCTTCTAGCTCTGTTAGTCTGGCCGCTAGTGCGGTTGAGAGTGATGCAGTTGTCACACTGCCGTTTGCAACACCACCAATTTCTTCCCACGCTGTTGAGTAGCCTTCAAACTTTCCAAGCGTTGAGTTGTACCTAAATTGTCCTGCAGAACTTGATGGGCGTTGTGCTGTAGTTCCGACAGGTGCTTGAAAACTCGTTGGCACTGTAAGAGCGGCGATACTTAACGCGTTAAGAGTGTCGCCATCGTTGACATTACCCGACCCATCGCCATCAGCGCCAGCCGCGCCTGTTGAACCTGTTAAACCTGTCGAGCCTTGAATACCTTGTATACCTTGTGGCCCAACATTGCCCTGCGCTCCTGTTGAACCAGTATTGCCGTTTGAACCGTCTGATCCGGGCGCACCCGCTGAACCCGTTGGGCCTTGTGGACCTGTTGGGCCTGTTGAACCTTGCGAACCTGTAGACCCGTTACTACCATCCTGCCCGGCTCCACCTGTTGATCCAGTAGAACCTGTTGGGCCAGCCGCCCCGGTAGAACCTTGAGGGCCTGTTGGGCCAGTGGGTGCAGCTACCCAAGCGGAGCCGTTGTAAAATCTTAGAAGTGATAAAGATGTGTCAAAGTACAACGCGCCCGAAATAAGATTACTGGATGGCGCACTGGTTAAAATTCCACGCCAAGTTGTTGTTAATGTTGCAAGGCTTGCAGCCGCGTTTGTGGCTGATGTGGCAGCCGCAGTTGCCTGTGCAAGAGCGTCTCCCTCTGCCGCATCTTGCAGCGTAGCCGCAGAGATACTATCGTAAAAACCTGACATAAATTAGTACCCGCTTGAAACGTAATTTGCCGCGCCAGCCGTTTCAGCGGTGCGGGTGTGTGTCATAACCCTTGAGAATGCGGTTTGATAGCCCATCTCCCAGCGTGTGTCGTCTGTGTTTAAAAAACGTGCAGCTTCAGACAGTGCGCCGTAAAGATATAACTCAGGAACTGTCTTTAAAAGGTCATTGGTCGGACTAGAATCAGTTAGCGGATCAACCGCATAATAATAAGTCACTTTTATACTATCCGTAGCTGACATAGTTGGCGTTGGGAAAAATACAAACTCATTAGCTTCGCGTGCGAAACTTGAAGGTATTCCACTCTGCGCTGTTTGGTTTTTAAGCAATGTGAGGGTAATTCTGTCAAGAGGTTTGCCGTTATAAAAAACGTCTTTCATCTCAAGAAAGTCATTCGGTATTGTTGCGTAACCTTTTGAGTCAGGAATAACATATGCCGTCTTTTCAATAGACGGAATTCTAACTTCGTGTGCTATTCGGTTTTCTACTAGCTGAATAAAATCTGGTATTTCAGTTGCTAAATCTGTGCGATTTAACCAGTTGGCAACTGAGGCTTTTAAGCCACTGTATGTTTCTAAACTCATAATCTACCGCCGCCTGTTCGCAGATAAGCGTACTCTGGTGAGTTTAGCTTT